TGATACAAGCACAGAGCGTAGACACCCCGATAACAGCAAGAATACGACGAGTAAAAGAAACAAACTCACCAGTACCTCCTTTAGCGATTTCAGCTTGTAGTCGAAGGAAATTATCAGACGCACGAGCTTCTCTCGCCATTTCAAGATCATGCTTGTTCTGTTTTGCTTCAAAGATATATCCGAACACACCTTTAAGAATAGCCCCCATAGCAGTGCTACCACCACCCGTGATAAATAACATAAGTAATTCACCCATCTCATTGTCCTTTCGTCAAATGGTTTTCCATTTTGCTACGCAATCTGTCCAACTCTTTTTCAAGATACTTAATTCTTTCGAACTGTTGATAGTCAGATGTTATAGGTGAGTCTTGCATTTCCAACAGATGATTGAGGTCTACTTTAGATTGTTCTGCAAACTTCTCAAGATGCATCATCCGTGCGGATAAATCTCCTAGCATAGTACCCTCATGTTGTACCCGACCCAGTCCGTTATCCAGCTCATTGATCTTGTTCCATATAACACTGTAGCCCCAAACCACGCTACCAACAATAGCTATTACTTTAGCCATGAACGCAAGGTTTGCTTTTACTTGTACATTCTCGCCTATCTCTGTTGCCATAGACTTTATCATAAACAGAAACCCCTAGCTAGGGAAACAAATAAAGAGAAACAAAAACCTAGCTAGGGGCTACACTATCTACTATCTACTAAATATTACTGACTGCTAACCGTCTGTCAATCTCTTCGTGATATGCTTTATCACCGGAACGATAGCGTGGATCAGACTGTGCTCGTGCTAACTCCTGCATACTTTTAAATGGCATGGTTGATGTACCAGATACTGATCCTTGGGTAAGCTTGGGTGTACTACCTGTAGCATTCTGATACCTGGCGTACAATCCTTGCACTGCTAATTTAGCTTGTTGAACTGTACCGCTGGTGACCGCCTCATCAAAAGCATCGATCTCTTCTTGTGGTAAATTCTCATTCGCCCACTCTGCCATCGCATCGTATTGACCGTTCGCAACGCTTTGTATTTGAGCTTCTTCAGATTGTAATAATGCTTGCTGACCAGCTGCGTAGCTGTCAACTAAATCTCTGGGTAATCCGGCTTTCTCTAAAGCGTTATAAGTTTCCTCACTAAGTTGACCGTCGTTTTCAAAGAACTCTTTACTAGCTTCCGCAACTGCTTTGTACGCTTCACTAGTGTTCTCTTCATTCTGTTCCGTTTTGTCCTCAGCTTCCGTTTCACTTTGTTCAGCTTCTGCTTGCTCTTCTTTAGGAGCTTGTCCAAGTTTCTTCTCCAGCTCGGAGTACGCTTGTGCCATGTCTTCCGCACTCTTGAACTTTTCGGGGAGCCACTGCGGACGGTCGTTCTCTTCTTGCGGTAGTTCCGCTTCGGGTTGTTGTTTCTCTTCGGTGGGTTCGATCTCATTCGGTGCTTTCTCGTTAATCTCTACTCGGTGTAATTCAGCCATAATTTGTTATTCCTCTTGCGGTGGTTGTTGTTGTGCCATGTACTGCTCCTGTGCTGCATTGATGGCGGGTCCTACTGCGGGTGCTCCGAGTTTCTGTGCCATCTCCATCATCTGTTGCTGTTGCATAGCTTGTTGAATTTCTTCTTCTGTCTTAATCAGTCCTTCAGTTTCAATACCTAGAGCAGTAGCACGACGCTTGAAGTAGTCACTTACATTTAAGTATTGAGTAACAGCTTGTGGTCCTACTATCTGGTTAGCACCTGCTAAGAACATATCTAATCTGTTAAGGTCATTACCACGACCAAGTGCTTCAACACCAGTAACAATGGTAGGCTTAACAATATCTTTAGGTATCTTAGGCAGACGCTTATTCCTAGACATCTTGTCCATTAAACGACTGACGATAGGAAGCTGTAGTTCTTGAGATAACAGAGAGTAGAGACCACCCAGAGCAGCTTCAAGCTCTTGACTTAACATGCGTATCTCTTCAGCGGTCACTCTCTCTGCATCTCTAACAACTCCCGATGTCAAAAGAAATGCTTGGCTGAGACGATCCGTTATACCATTCATTGTGGCTTGTGCAGTACGGAAGTCATTAAACTTATTCAACTGCAACACAGATACATCCCCTTCACTGCCTTGTACAATCGCACCGTTAGGAGCTTCAGCTAATGTCCGTGCTCTTGTTGTACCATTCGGATTAACCATGAACAATACTTTAGCTGCTGCTGCACTACCTTCTACGATTGCTTTAGTCAGTGCTTCTAAACTCTTTAAGTCTCCGAGGTACTCTTCAACAAATCCTCTGCCGTAGTCCTCTCCATCAATCTGGGTGTAGCGTAAAGGGAGCCACGGGGACTTATCAATCGGATACTCACCCATACTTTCTTCGATGAGCATGCCTTTGACATCCTGGTAGACTTTGTACTTATCTCCTTCTCTGACGATTGCGGTGTAGAGGTCACAGCTGTTCTCCTTTTCCTGACGATATACTTCTTCTCTTACAGATTCAGGAAGCATCATAGGAGCTACAGTTTCTTTCACTGCTATGTGTGTAACATTACCCATCGGGTCTCTCTTGACTACATAACGATCAAGCTTGAACACACGCATACCACCTTCGTCTGGTAAGTACAACAAACTGTTACCTGTTATAAGTAAGTTCTTTAGTGCTTGGAAGATACCGTTCCTGAAGTTCTGTACTTCTACTTCCTGTGATACACTACGCTCTACATCAGCTAATGCTTTCTCTAAGTCTGTGCGTAACTGCTCACCACCCTCTGGTCCTAACTCCTGCTTCGCTTTGTCCAGTTCATATCTATCTATAACCAGACGAAAGAATGGAGCGTTAGGTGGTAACAGTGCTAACAATAACTTACTGCTAAGATTCAGTACACCCCTAGCTCCGATACCTTGGTACGGTGTGTAGTATTTAGTAGCGTAGTTGTGACCGTCAGGCGGTAAGACATAAGGAAGCGTAAGCTCAGAAGATGTACGTCCTCTGTCTAAGAATGACCACCGCTGGTTCTCCAACGAATGGTATAGCCCTTGGGCTGTTTCGTGCATTAGGTCGGTGTATGTGTACCGCCAAAGTCGATGTATCTCAGGACCGCATCATTGTTTGCTCCTGTACCCTCTCCAGCATTCTCGGTAGCGAAATAAAGTCTGCCGTGAGACCCTTCATTAGTATCGAAGAATAACTCACCCTTTACGCACTCCTTAGCGAACTTCGTGTGGTCAGTACCAAACTTTACTGCGATAACAAAGTCCTTGTTATGGAGCTTCTTTATTGTCTGTGCCATGACTACTTAGCTTGTGGTTGCTGCACCGATACAAGGAGAGGTGGGGCGGAGGCGATAGTCGCTATTTGCGGAGTCTACGAATTGAGGGTCCTGGAAGATATTGTTAGTACCCCCGGTGTGTCCTGTATTTGAGTAACAGTTATAGTTATCCACTAAAGTTCCATCTTGACCGCCAGTAGAAGCCATCAAAGTCTCAGAACCCGTGTACCCCACAAAGATCGTATTTTTAATTGTCCAAGTCGTAGTTTCGTATTTTTGGAAACCTAAGAAATTGGCGGAACTACCACCTGTTAATTTAATTGTACAACCATCGAAAGTCACATCTCCAAGTGGTCCGTAAAACCAAGTATTTAGTACAACTCCACGATCAGCGTGAGTACCTTGTACTTCAAATATAGAATTGAACACACTTAAATCACCCGATGCGTTATTGGTTCCGCGAATGAAGCCGTCATAAACTGAGCCGGTATTGACACACTTACACCCTCTAAGCGTGACTAATGTACTACCGCTAGTTCCAGTAAGTGCAAAAAAACATCCACTCGAACCTGAAAAAGTGCTTTTTAGTGTTAAATCTATGAAAGTAACATTAGCAGAAATTGTTAAAGATGTACCGTTTTGACTTTTTTCCAAGATAGCGTCATGACCAGTTCCTACGATAGTAATGTCTTTCGTAGTCATACTAACTAGTTCGTCTTGGTGCGTTCCTGCTTTTACTGCTATAACTCCACCGTCCGAAACTGCGGTGTGTGCTTCTGTAAATGTATTGTAAGGCTCTGCAAATGTCCCCGACTCGGTTCCTGTGTGGTTTTTATCAAACCATACAGCACTTGGATAAGTTGATTGAATTTCTGATATTGTCATAGTGATTAAGATTTGGGTTAAGCGATTGAACCGCCTGAGATTAAGAGAGGTGCAGCGTAAGCTCCGATATCGGGAAGGTTGTATCCTTGTCTGATTGGAAGTCCGTTTGCTTTTTTACTGTCGGAGTCTCCGCTAATGACTGAAATTTTTTCTCCTGTTGAGGGGTCAGTAACTTCAATGTCAGGTTCGCCTGAATCATTTTCTAGTACGAATGCGGGAAGGTCAGAGGCGAGTGCAAAACGAACAGGAGTACCATTAGCTTTAGCAACTTTTACTTCAGCACTTGATCCTTTTAATAAGTAGGTAACATTACCGTCCGCATCCGCAACAACCATTGCCGACTTAGATGGATTGTCCATCACTTTAAAGGATTGATCAGGATAAGCTCCGATGTGTGGATTAGCTGTTCCTCGAAGTGCGATTGTTAGCGGTCCATCTACATCTGCTTCTGGGGCTTGCCAAGAACAAGTACCGTCTCCATCTTCCCTTAAGAACTTAACACCTCCAGTTTCTCCGGTCGATAACACAGCAGTACCTTCTACATCTGTATCGATTCCTGTAAGTTGTGATCCATCTACCGCAGGTAGTTTAGCAGTACCATCTAACTGTACTACATTGTTAGCACTTGTTCCTGTGTCCTGAGTGGCTGCTGTTCCTAAACCAAGTGTAGTACGAGCGGTGGATGCGTCTGCATCATCT